ATAAGCAAAATTCAATGAGTCCACTAAAAGACTCCGTCAAACTTCGTTCCTTTTACCATCGCTCCTGTGCCACGGACACCTTCCGTTTCACCTAAGGAAGCGCGTGAGTTATGACCTTGAATAGTTTTAACGTCAGCCCCCACTTCCATAATACCTTCTTCCGCTAATCTATGTTGTTGGTCAAAATCCGCTTCGGACGGAGAAAAGCCAGCATCTTCTTGTCTTTCCATAGAAATACTTAAACGACTACCTTCTTTGTCTGCCGCTTCAACACCGCCATGAGCATAAGAAGCTACGCCGCCTTTAGCTTTACCTTTAATCGCATCTTTTAAAAACTGAACATCTCTATTAGAAATAGTGTTCGCAGATTTAACTTTCTTTTTAGCATCTTTTAAAAACTGAACATCTTTATTAGAAATAGTGTTGGCTGAACTGCTACCATTTCCGGGTCTTGTGCCTTCGTCTTTAGCTTTGCCTTTAAATACGGCTTTAGCTTTGTCTTTAACATCCTCTAAAGCCATTGTCATAGCATCTTTATTAGAAATAGTGTTAGCTGACGCTGTTCCGCCATCTTTATATTTTTTTCCACGCATTATTTTTCTCCTTTGTTGTTAAAAGTTTCCACTAAAATTACGTCCTCTAATAGCTGCTCCGCCATTAAACATGCTACTAGCTACTTCGCCTTCTTCAAAATCTAAGCTGACGCCGCCTTGATTTCTTTTCTTGCCATATTCTTTATACATGAACTCAGGAAGAGACATACTGTCGGCAGCATTACTATCTATATATTTTGCTCTACCTTCTTCTATTTGTTTTGCTGTAAAGTTTTTAAGCCAACTTTCTATAGCCATTAGAATATCCCCTTAAAGTTGTTTCCTTTTTCCTTACTTCTTGGCAAAAGTTTTTCTCTTACTATAGGTGTTTTACGTTTTTTAGGAGTAGGTTCCACCGGTTTATCAGACATAGAGTTCTCCATGTCCGCCAGGCTTTCAGCAGATCTTACTTTCTTTATTCTGTCATAATGTTCCGGCAAAGTGTCGTCTGGGTAGTTGTCACTTGTTCTGTTAGATAACTCTATTGTGTTTTTTATTCTCTTTACTTTCTTTTTTATTGCTCCTAATATGCCGCCTTCTTCGTAACTTTTTTTAGCCATTAGAATACCCCTTCAAATGTGAAACCACGGATAGCTGCACCAGCACGCCGGGCAACTCCTCCGTCTTTTCTGTTAACTTTAGATTGTTGTAAACGTCTTTGTCCGCTGCTATGCGCTGCGCCACCGCCATTAAAACCGTCACGGTCATTCATTTTTTTTGCAGTTGCTAACATACCTTTAGCAGCATTCTTAGGAACATGCATTTGCTCGGCCATTTGACCCGCTAAACCTTTAGATCGTTTCATTAGGTTCTCCACAACATTGTTGTTAACATTACAATAATAGTGCCTGCTGCACCTATCATAATATGCTCTAAACGTTTTATCCGTAGTATAGTTTCTTTCCACCGTTCCGCACACACCGCTTCATGGGTTTGTAATTTTGCGGATACTTTGTCTACACTTATTCTTGCCATTAGTTTCCTACCTTATAGTCCTTACGCATTTTTTCTCTCGCAACCGTTGCACGCAACTGGGCAATATCCTCGCTAGAACTAATTCTTTCCGCTGTTAATTCTTGACGACCCTCTTCTCTATTTTGCTCAAAATCCATACGAGCGTCAAATTCTAATGATTTACGTTGTATGTCTGTCGCTTTAATATCTAATTCTTTTTCACGTAATGTAACCAATGGATCTACTTGTCCTTCTGGTGGTGGAGCAAACAATTGTAATACTTCTGCTGTGTATTGTGAAATTAAAACAGCTACTTTTGATTCTCCATCAAATTGTGGAGGCGGCATTCCTTGCGCTTCGGCTTGACGTGCCATATCCATTGCTTCCATCATAGCAACTCCTCTTGCCTTTAACGCTATGTGCTCACAAACGTGCGCTAATAATAATGCAAATATAGGAGGTGTAGGGGCAACAACAGGAGATTTCATAAACGCAACGTGCGTTGCAATATGTGCATCCTGATCTTGCTCTTCAAAAGCTTGGAGATTTTCTTGTATTAAAGACCGTGCGTTTTCTATCGCCGGATCAATAGGTTCTGGTTGCTGTGGCGGAGGTAAAATAGCTTCTATATTGGATACTCCCACCGCTTCGTACATTCTTTTATATGCTTCGTACATATTGTGCATTTGTGGATTGGATTGTGCTAATTGTAATTGCATTTGCGCCAACGCCATACGTTGCGACACAGAAAAAATATTGGGGTCGGATACCGGAACCACATCCACACGATCGTCAAAATCCGTTTGTTTAATGCTCGCTTCCGCGCCATAAACATTATAAGGGTACATTGGTGGTAAGGATTCCGCAAAAACTTTTGCTAACATCCGGAACTCTTGCTTTTGTGCATAATGTAACCGCTTATGAATAGCCGACATTACTTTGGAACCTTTTTCTAAAAGCGCAACAGTGGTTCCTACCGCTGCCTGTTGATTCCCATCCCCTACTTGCATATCCGTAATAGCTGCAAATCGTCTCCCAGCGTCAACCACAAATCCTAAAAGTTGCATTAACGTCTGGCTAGGTTCTTTATACGGGAGAGGAAGAATGCTGTCTTTTAACGCTCCTCCAGGAACATCGATATCACGGAATTCACCAGGAGACAAAGGTTCATCAGGCTCACGAATCCGAATACCTCTGGCTTTAAAGCCGGCCGGGAGGTTGGCTAAAGTACCCGCATCTATGAGTTGACGAAGAATGGAGGTGGCGGAACGACCAAGGCCACCTATCATATGTAATAATCCTAATCCATAAAAACCTAATCCTGGTAAAAATTTGTAATGTGCAAAATATTGTAGCTTCCGGTACAGCTCATCGCCTTCTTTCCAATTGCGACGGACAGATAGTATTTTTTCACTTTCTAAATCTATAGTAATAATGTAAGGAAGTTTGATTCCTGTTGGTTCATTAGCAAAGGGATCCATATGCTCATAACCTTCAAGATCTAAATTAGTATGAAATTCCAATAACGTACAATCACTGTCCACGGATGTTTTGGTAATCCCAGATATTTCTCTTTCTTTGTCCCTTAACTCATCGTCTTCTTCAAACGGCTGCAAAGGTATATCTCTATAAAATCCGCCTGCTTGTAATTTTTTTACTTCGTTTTCTAACATACGAATAACATGGGTTACGCGCGATGCAGAATATAAATCGGTGGCATTGTATGGAACCACTAAATCATCGGCGGGTATAAAACGAGAAACCGCTCTATCTAAAGTGTCGTCAAAATACACCTTCTTAAAGGCACTTCCGGCTAATGGTAAATAAAATAATAATCTATCTAACTCCGGATCGTACTCCTCCATGACATTCATTATTTGATAATTCATAAAATCTTGTACGCGTTGTGCTTGCGCTTCTATTTGGCTATTTGTTGCTCCAACAATTTGTCCCCTTACAGGGCCTGTCGCCGGTAATAATTCCTTATACGCTTGCGCTTGAAATTGTGTCACCGCCTCAGCAATAACAGGATGGGTTACCCCACTGGATCCTCGGAACGGTTGATCACGTTCTTCGTATTTTAATCCTAAAAGTTTTAAACCCTCCGCATAAGAAGTTTCCCATTCCTGACGACTCTCTTTGTCTTCTTGATAAAGAGACAACAGTTCTGTAGAAATTTCCATTAATACATTGTCGTCTATGTTTTCTGCTAAATTAAAATCAAATTCTTGTGATAATTCTTCCGCGGCAGCCTCTTCAAAATTTATATTAACCGAACCATCTTCTTGAACCTCCACCATACTCTCGTCAAAAGTAGGAGTCTCTTCCTCCACTTCTTCGATTTCGATCTCTTCCCCACCATCTTCTAAAGGAATTCCGGCTCCAGGCATCGCTGAATCAATTTGGGAGGGAGGTAATCGTCCGTTTCCTTGCGCCATGGTTTATTGTTCCTTTGTAGCTTTTTTACTTACAACAGGTTTAGAAATTTTATTTGTTCCTTTAACCGCTCCTATCATACCCATACCACCTTTAGCTACACGATAACCAAAAGAAGCACTAATACTAATGTATATACAATTAGCAAACCAATCCGGTGTGCTCTCGTCTAAAAAGACAAATCCTTTTTGCACAGCATCTTGCGTCCAAGGTATAAAGCATCCCGCTAAAACCGCAATAAAAAATATCGTCCACGCCTCATCTTTCCAGGAACCCCCCATTTGGTCGGTGAGGGATTTCTCCATGTCCAGCTCACCTGTAGCTTGCTTCTCGTACACGGTCGCTTCGGCTTTCGCTCTTGCTACTTTTATGGACGTTAAGGCTTTTTTCTCTTCTACTTTGCCCTTGACCCATGAACCAGCAATATCGCCAACCGCACTTAATAATCCTCCTATTAAAGGAAGTGCCATATTATAGTATCCCTTTTTCCTTCAAGATAAAAGATAGAACCGCCGCAGCAATCCCTACAAAAATACATATAGGCTCATCGACTATGATACCAATTCCCATAACCCCTACACCCGCACCTGCGTATGTTGAAGGTTCTTTTAATCGTCCTGTAAACCATTCCATTATTTGTCTCCCTAATAAAATTGACGTGCTTGTGTTCGGTAGCTAGGTTCTTCATCTTCGGGGTCGCTGTCAAGTTTTAAAAACCCTCCCTTACGATATCTTATAAGTGCCATCGACATACTGTCGCAATAATCGTCATTATCCCCATTAGGAAACGCTACACATTCCTCAATAACATCTTCCGAAAATTTTTTATCTGGGGCCCACACCATACCACTCTCAAAGATAGGGGCCACCATGTGCATCCTTGTATGTTTATCCCGTCCTTTACTTGGCGTATAATTTATTACAGGAATTCCCATCACTCGTAATTCGTCCGTGAGCGGGGTACCGGTAGCCTTCGCCTCAATAATTACCATGTCCGGCTCCCAATATTTGTATTCTTCCTTTGCAATGTTTTTTAATTCTGGAAAATCCCACCGGCCCCTCCGCGCATCTAATAAAATTATGTTGTCTGGACCCCCCTCTAATGGTTGGAAAATTCCCCACGTCGTAATTGCACTATAATCCGCTGTCTCTTTTTTCGAAAACGCCGTGTCATAACTTTGCATAATATAACTTACCGGGGGTACCGTGTCCTTCTCCCACACATTCCACCACTCCTTCTTAATAATCGCCCCTTCTTCCGCCGTTGGATTCTGCTGCCATTGTGCATTCCATTTGGCCAGGGACAACGAGGCCTTGACCTTGAGCAATTCATCCTTCTTCCAATACTCCGGCCATAAAACATTGTCGCTCGGTAAAATAGCCGGGAACTCTATCATATCCCACTGGTCCGACATGCTATCTGCGCTTTGTGCCTTAGTTAACTTCC